CTTCTTCTACACTTGCGATTTGTTCATTATCATCATCTCCATAAGAGTTTCTCATTACTCTTCTTTTGTACTCTTCAAAACTTTCAAAATTTTGTTTATCCATATGTGAAAAATTAACTAGATATAAATCCCATAGTTCTTCTTCTTTCTTCTTTTTATTTATATATTTAAGTAATTTTTCAAAATCTTGAAATTCTAAATCCAAAACATAGTCTATACTTGAGTATCTAGAAAGCAGTAAGTCAATTATTTCGAATCTGTTAATTTGCTTACTGCAGCGAAAAAAGCCGATAAATTATTCTCTTGTGCTATTTTTCTTATTATTTCTATTAAATCGCTTAAATCTAAATTAGAAAAAGCTTCTGGAGTCATTCCTACTAAATCAGCTAAGAATTCATATATATCTTCTTCTACTTCATCTAAATTTTCTATTAAAAGACAAACTATTTCTGTTCCGTATAATTCTACCCTGTCCTTTTCTTCTAAATTCTTTTCATTTGCTGTTTTTATTATATTTTGCAATGAATTTTTATCATTTAATTTTTTCAATATTTTACTAAATTTAAAAATATCTCTTGCTTTTAATTTTCTTATTTCTAAGTTCATTTTTACCTCCCATAACTAAAAAAGAGTCTATAAAAAGACTCTTTTTATTATAGTTTTATTCAGTTCCTTGTGCTTGTTGCTCATTTGATTGTGTTGCTACTCCCCATTCAATTTCCCATGGTTCTGTTTCTAATTCTCCTTCTGTAAAACAAGCTTCATATGTCAATTTATTAATAACTTCTGATTTATCTTGCATTTCCCAATCTATATTTTCTAGATTTATTGCATTTTTTACAGTTATTTTAACTGCTTTCCCTTCCCTTGTTTTGCCTGTCCATGTAATTGAATCTTGATAATCAGAGTCTTTTATTGTATGATCACCTGTTATCTTTACAGTTCCAGCAGTCTTTGTGTCTACATTTAGTCCTGGATAATAATTAGCAAAATCTTCTGGAACTACTGTCAATTGATTAATTTCCAATTTTGCCTGAGAACTATCTATTACAATATTACCTTTTATTGCTCCAGGATATCCATCAGCTTCTATTTTGCGGTATTCTCTTTCTACAGTGAATTTTCCTCCACCTCTTGTAAGCGCTACTGCTTTTCCTCCTATAGCAAATAAGCCGTGGCCTAAAAGTATAGTATT